CCCAAGAAAGTTCTATAAATTTTGGGGCGGAGGAGGCGTACGTTATAAGGTTCCCAATAATGACATGATGTCCGTGGTTCATGCCATTATTGAGAGGGTGTTTTATGTGAAGATAGACGGTAAATTCCAGAGACCGCCTGTTTTCTCGGCTAAGTTCAGTAGACTAAGCAGAGTCAAGGACCGATTTTGTGAAATTGTCGGCAAGTTGAGCCCATGTGCACCACAGGCATTCTGTGAGAGCTATGGTGGCAACAAGCGACGACTTTACGAAAACGCAGCTGAGTCACTTAAAACAAAACCGCTCGAATGGAGAGATTCGTGGATTAAGTGTTTCACCAAGGCTGAGTATATTAAGCCAGGTGGAGTTCCGCGACTCATCCAACCGAGGTCACCAAGATTTAACGTATGTCTAGGATGCTATCTCTCTCCAAACGAAAAGACCATTCTCCACGCCATGGATGAAATGTTTATTAAGGATATACATCCGACAATCGATTTGCCGACCATCGCCAAGGGACATAACTTTGCCCGGCGAGGTGAGTATATAGCACAGAAATGGGCAACATTCTCAGACCCAGTTTGTATAGGGGTTGACGCATCTCGATTTGATCAACACATTAATGAAAAACTCCTCGAATTCGAGCATTCAATATATGAGGAAATCTTTAGTGGAGATCATTTCCAAGTCGGAGGACAATCACTGAAAACATTACTGAAGTGGCAACGGAGGAATGTGGGTAGATGGAAAGGGATAGAAGGGAAAATAAGATATAAGACAAAGGGATGCCGAATGAGCGGGGACATGAATACCAGCTTGGGAAACATCATTATCATGACTAGTCTGTGGTATCGGTTTATTAAAGATATTCGAAAATACTATAAAAATAAGGGATATCACAAATTCGATGCACAACTATATAATGATGGAGATGATTCCGTGCTAATAGTCGAGCGACGCGACGCTGACTTCGTAGCGAGCATACTCAAGGACTGGTTTGAGGAGTTTGGAATTACTATGGAATTTGATGGAATCTATAATAGACTAGAGGAAATCACTTTCTGCCAAGCCCGACCAGTCTTTAATGGCACAAGCTGGTATTTGTGCCCTAACCCTCATAAAAGGTGTTTTACTGATTTGGTCACGATGAAGAACTTGGGATCATCCGATAAGAACCACAAGTTGTTCAACCTACAACTAGGAGCTATATCAGCTTGTGGGTTGGCAGCTAATGGAAGCACACCAGTCCTTAGAAACTTATATAGAAGGATGGGAACGGGAGTTGAATTGTTTATTCCTGATCGAAACCATCACCTATACAGGTATCGACAGGAGCTAGTGGACGGATTGAAACCTTGTTTCGAAGAGCCAACTTTAGAACACCGAATCTCATTTAGCATTGCTTTTAATATATCTATTCCCGAACAGCGGCTGTTGGAAAATTTTTACGATCAGTTACCATTGTTGCAACCATGCATAGTACAAG